AAAGATATATACAATTCCTGTTGGAACAGAGGTTACCTGCAAGATAGATATTAGAGGTCGCCTGTATGAAGGAAACTACTACAATAATATTTTAGCTTGGGCAGTAAATGTAGGTGCTGCTACAAAGTCTGAGCCAAAAGAAACTGCAACAGCAGACACAGACCTACCCTTTTAAGGTAAGGTATTTAATAAAAGTATTTGATTGTGAAATCGAACACTAGAAGAAAGAATGTAAAGAGGGTAGATAGCTTGTTAGCCAAGAACGCTGCCCTCAATGCTTCTCTCGGAATTGACAGCACAAAGACCGAGATAGAGGGCGTTAGAAAGGAAATAAGAATCAACATAAGAAAGATTAAAGATATGTGTGAGCATACATATAGCATTATCAATGTTGATGATAATCACAAAACAGTTAATAGATGAATTACAATAGTAGAGTAAAAAAGTACACAAAAGTAAAGAAGCTTAAGACCAAGATTAAAAAATCAATAGCTAGGGTATTAAGATTTTATAATTGGAGTGTGAAAGATATAGCCTACATTTTAGGCGTTAGCTCTAATAGAGTATATCAATACCTTAGAAAATAAATGATAAGTATAATATCAGCATTAGCAGTAGTAGCTGCTGCTTTTGTTTTAGCATTAATAGATTATAACGATGAAATTTGAAACCCCAAAAGATTTTGCAAGACAAGAGATGGCAGCAAAGCTTTTCTGCGACAACTACGCCTACTGCTACTCTAGTCAAGGCGACTTCAGCTCTGTTGATTATGAGATGAAGAACGAAAATTTTGATAGAATATGTGGCTTCGAGGTAAAGGGTTGTCCTAATCAAAATATGGATAGCTACGATTACTGTATAGTATCAATGAAAAAGATTGTAGATTGTCAGGAAGAACAGATAAAGTACGGTAAGCCTGTTGTTATCTGTTGGGCATTTGACGATGGAATATTATTTGATAGAATAGATAATTTATCAGGAACTTTTAAGAAGGGTGGTAGAAAACCACGCAAAGGTTCTGTACACGACCAAGAGATGATTGTTAGTGTTGAACGAAAAAACTTACAAAAGATTTGGTATTAATAAAAATTATTTATACATTTGCAAAGTATTAACCCCAAAATTATATATTATGGCAAAAAGAATGACAGATACGGATAAGTGGAAAAAACGCTTTCTCCGTGAATTACAACCTCAACACAAACTACTTTGGTTCTACATATTAGATGACTGCAATCACGCAGGTATATGGGAGGTAGATATAGAGGTGGCGTCAATTAGAGTTGGAGAAAACCTTGTATATGATATGCTGCCAAAATCTTTTTTAGATAAGATAGTTATATTTGACAATGGAGATAAGTGGTTTATTCCTGACTTCATTGAGTTCCAATATGGAGAACTAAACCCTAATTCTAATGTTCATAAATCTGTAATACAGTTATTAGAAAGATATAACCTTGAAGGGTATCTGAAGGGTTCACAAACCCTACCTGAAGGGGTACAAGATAAAGATAAGGATATAGCTATAGTTAAAGAAAAAGTTAAAGCTAAAAGGTTTGTTAAGCCAACAGTTGATGATATTGTAGATTACTGCAATGAAAGAAACAATGTTGTAGATGCACAGAAGTTCTACGACTACTATTCATCTAATGGTTGGAAAGTAGGGAAGAACCCTATGAAAGATTGGAAGGCTGCTGTAAGAACTTGGGAGAAGAACACAACAGCAACACAGACCAAAGGCAAAGTACAACAATCACTAGACACTTGGCAAGAAGCTAGACAAATGATAAACAATGGATAAGAGCAGACAGATATGGTATAGATTTGGCAACGACCTTGAGCAGCTCAATGTTGATTGTGTGGACTTGTTGAGCAAGTGTTATATGATGTTAGGTCAAAGACCTGATACACAACAGGTGGTAATGATGGCTAAGTTTCTTGTAGATGACTTGTCTAGGTTTTATGGTTCTATGGAGATGGAGGAAGTTGCTTTTGCTTTTGAGCAAGGAGTTAGAAACTCTGATAACGGTGGCTTCGTAAATGTTCGTAATTGGAATATATGGCTTAAAGAACACAAGGCAAAGGCACAACTGCAAAGACAACAAAAATTAGTAACAGATTTTCAAAAGCATCAGCAAGGTCAAAAGATGATTGATGCAACTATTAACAAAGCAAAAAGATTAAAGTAATGGGAATATATAAGAATATACAAAACATTTGTAAAGATGATAAAGACGGAATAAGCTATGTAGTTGTTCCTAAGATAATTAACTCTGATGTAGGATTTCAACTTATGTTTGGAAGAATGACATCTAAAGACCCTGTAAAAACTAAACCTATAAGAGATACAGAAAGCATAAGCGTTGCTGACTATTACCAAAACTACTAACATAAAAACATAAAAAAGTTTGGTAGTTACAAAATTATTTTGTATCTTTGTGCAAGTATTAACAATAAAACCCCAATTATATGAATTACAAAACACTACTTATTGAAACATTATCAGTTCAAACTTCTTCAGGCAAGGAAGAAAAAATGATTGCCTACATTCAAGACTTCGTAAAAAAATATGTTCCTCAAGCTACTGTTGTAGTCAAGGACAACAATGTCTATGTTACCAAAGGTACTGCTGACTACTATCCTTGTATAGTATCACACACAGACACAGTACACGATATGTATCAGGACTTCGGTGTGTACGACAGAGATGGCGTTCTATTTGCTTTCAGCAACGATGTAGAGCAGCAGGTCGGCATAGGTGGAGATGATAAGGTGGGTGTATGGATTGGCTTACAATCTCTACTAGAAAAAGATGCCGTCAAGTGTGCCTTCTTTCACAGCGAGGAGATAGGTTGCATCGGTAGTTCTGCTGCCGATATGGACTTCTTCAAAGATGTAGGCTACTGCTTTCAGTCAGATAAGAGTGGCAACAAAGACTTTGTAAACAACATATATGGTGTTCAGTTATTTAACGAGGACTTTTCTACTAAAATATCTAGCACACTACACAAGCACGGATATATGGAAACATCAGGTGCATTGACAGATGTTTACCAACTCAAGCTAAATGGCTTAGGGGTATGTGTTGCTAATATGTCTAGTGGCTACTATGCACCACACTCAAACAAAGAAGTTGTAGATGTTGCAGATGCTATCAACTGTTACGATATGATTTCATCACTTATAGATTTGTTAGGTTGTAATCTATATGCTCACAAATCAGAAACTCCATCTTGGGATAGTTGGTCTGATTGGAAGCCTAGAAAGAAGAAGGGTAAGTTTACTGATAGAATATCTTATCAAGAAAGCTATGACGAGCTTGGGTATGCTTATGTAAATGGAAAACTAGTGGGTAACAAGTCTTACAATGATGAGTGGGATATGGAAGATGAGTACAACTACGAAGATGACAACCTGCTTACCAACATTGGCAAATGTCAATGGTGTGATAGTAAGGTTTATACATCAGACTGCCTAGAGGGTTCAGAGTGCTACTGCATTGGTTGTGATGCAATAGTAGATGATAGTCAAGTAGTTAAATCGTAAGCTATGGAAACTATATTAATTGTACTCTTGCTTCTTTCAGTTTTATATCTTATATTCGCACAGAACCATACTAACTCTGACATTTGTGATATTGAAAACAAAATGGAAACAATACGCAAAAGGTTTGACGAGTATGAACTAAGGATAAAGAAATTAGAAGAAGCACTTGAAAGAGAAGGAATTTCACAGCGAAGAAAGAATACAAATAGCTATCGTAGAGTATTTGAAACTACAATATCCAAAGTCGTTATTTACTGCAACGATGGGTGGTCAGTTTCAAAGACATTACTCTCAACGACTAAAGGCAAAGCGTACAGGATATTTGAGAGGGGTATCAGACCTACTTATCTTCGAGCCAAACAAAACCTACAAGGGATTGTTTATAGAGCTAAAGAAGGACAAGAAGTGTTATCCCTCCAAAGAACAAAAGATATTCATTCAGAACGCATTAGATAGGGGTTACTACGCTGTTTGTGCTAAAGGCTTCGACCAATGCAAAGATATTATTGATAAATACTTTAACAACGAACTATGACAGACAAGAGCAAATACTACTACGACTACACACGAAACTGCCATTGTGGAGGTGCTTGTTTATGCAGGAGAGTAGAAGAACAAGATGAGCAGGTAGATTTAGACAGGATAAATAATAAGCTTTTCAAGAAGGTTTCTAAAGATATTTCTGTTCCCAACTACTACATAGGTATCAATGGATATGAAGCAAGGAAGGTTATAAGTGGATTTGATTTATCATACAATGTGGGAACTGCCACGACCTACCTCTTGCGTTGTGGAAAGAAAACAGAAGAAGGTATGACTAACAAGGAGAAGCATATCGAGGACATTGAGAAGGCTATTAATCATTTGAAGTTTGAATTAGAAAAGTTAAGAGATGAGCATTAATCCATTTGAAAGAAAAGACCGTAGGGGTGGTGGCTATGCCAAGCGTAAGTTTACTTTAGAGGAAGCAGATGCAATCCGTGATGAGTATAAGGCAGGGGGTATCAGTCAGAACAAACTCGCTAACAAGTATAATGTTAGTCAGCCGATAATAAATATGATACTTAAAAACAAAACTTATTGTAAATAATTTGGTAGTTTAATAAATAAGTTGTATATTTGTATAACAAATGGGGGAGGGGTACTCCTCACTAGGGGGGGGGTGCTTCTGCAAAACTCCCACAAATTATTAACCAAATAAAAAATACTACAATATGAATTACGATAGTTGGAAATTAATGTCAGATAGAGATGAGATGAGTTATGCTGATGAGGTGTTAGAGAAATCAGAGGTTGTTTACTTCTTAAAGCAAGAGGGTGCTGATAACATAGATGTTGTAGGTGGAGAAACAACCTGTGATGTTACCTTTGATTACGATGGCGTTTGGTATGTGTTGGAGGACTTATCGTTAGAAGATTTTGAAGTTATGTCAAACATAAAAGATATGATAGATATGTATGATGACACAGGCACAGCTTGTTGTGGTGCAGCTTATGATAGCGACCACAGGAGATGTCATCATTGTAAGGAAGCGTTCTAGTAAAAAGTACTGTCTGCGTTTAGTAGTGTTATCGCATTGCTACTTTTTCAGGTGTGAGGTTTTGATAGTCCTCGCACCTTTTTTTGTTTTAAACTTTTTATTTTTGTTTTTCAAAACTTTTTATTTTTGTTTTCAATTCCAAACGAACCACAAGTATCTGCTGAGTAACTGCCAAGTAACTGCCAAGTAACTGCTAGGGGACTGCCATGGGTCTTGGTTGGGGGTTAGTGTACTTGATACACTTACCTTAGTGTACTCTTTACACTAAGTAACACTTTTGACTTATCCAAATTTTAAGCAACAAAGTTATTAACACTATAATTGTTAATAAAGTATTGTATTTATTTTGCTTTTGTTTAAATTATTTATATTATATTTGCTTCATATTAATTATTTAAAACTACTAAAAATGAAAAATTTGTTACAATTATTACACCGATACGCTGACGAAAATGGCGTTGAAAAATTAGGTAATTTACTAGAGAAAAACGGATATAATAAAGAATATTTTCTTTACCTGTCTAAGCCTGAATTTATCGAGTATAAAAAAAACCTAGTTGAATTACTAGAGTCTAACCTAGAAAAATTACCATTCTAATCTATAAACATTTAAAAAACTATCAATTATGAAAAAGTCAATCAATCAACTAGTTAAAAAAGCTATTCAAGATATTGAGAAGCTAGGCTTTAAGCGTAAGCAATACAATACAGCCACGCCCATAAAATTAGGCTTTAGTCAATCGGATTTTTGCAAAGTTAGTTACATCACAGAAAAAAAGCAAAATGAGTTAATCGAGTATAAACAAAAGGAAAATAAAATTTTCACACTAGAACAGCGAAAAAAGTTTTTCTATCATACTACTATCGAAAAATTAGTTAATAAATTTTTTAGTGATGCCGTAGCCGATAATTACAAATGTCAAGAGATTATCGAGCAATTAAAAAAAGATTTATTTGACGCTAGAAAATTAGATTTAAAAATATTTGAGGGTAATGATATTGCCACTATCTATTCAAGTGGCGAAAATGCAATTGCATCTATGTCCTGTATGCAAGGCAAGCCGAGAGAGTATTTTGAAATTTTTTCAGATTTACCTGTAAAACTCTACACCATTTTAGAAAATGGTACTTTGTACGCTCGTTGCCTTGTTTGGGAGGTAAAACTCTCTCATTGGACTAAGCCTAAAATATACATAGACAGGATTTATACCTATGCACATAATGAGCCGTTAAGCAATCATATATATAAAAGAATGATTCTTGATATTATGCGATTGAATAAGATTGATAAGAGCGAGAAAATACACGCCTATAATATTAGGCATACCTACTCGGACGATTTAAAAGGCTACAGCTATTGCCCTTTTAACGAGGTATATTTAAAATCTATGAGTCTAGGCGATTTTAAACAATATCCATATATGGACACTTTTCAATATGGTAGTGAGGCAGAAGATTGTATATCTACTGACAAAGAAGATTCTAGTAGTCATTTATTTGATTGTACGGGAGGTACTTATTCTGAAGTTGAGCAAATATGTTGTGCGTGTTGTGGTGCTGAAATGCAAGAAGATGAGCAAAATTATTGTGAAGATGTAAACGAAACAAGGTGCGATGAATGTGCGTGTTATTCTGATGTTGATGGTTGCTATTATGCTGAAGAAAATTGCACCTATATCGGTGGCAATGTCGAAAGCTATGTTCATAGTGACGATATAAATTAATTATTAACTAAAATTTTTATATATGATTTACTTTTAATTTAGAGCGAGCCACAATAAATATTTTTTGGCTATTGTTGGCGTTGTTGTTTGTTTTATTAGGCTAATTTTTTTATTCAGATAAGCAAATAAACATAATTTTAACGCATATTTGACGGATTTTTTGCTTTAGAACGGCAGATTTTCCGTCAATTTTTTTTGGGAGGTGGGGTAAGCAAATATATGCAACCACAACAAAATGAAATCCAATTTTATATATTGTTTAGGAATAGAATTATTTAGTTAGGGAGTTGTTCTAAGGAGTTCGTTTATTCAGCGTTGCAAGAACTTTACGAAGTTAGTGTTTATACAATATAGTTTTACGCAAAAAGTGGAAGGAAACAAAAAACATACCCCCATATTACACAAAAAAAATTTTGAAGTCCTATTTTATAGGTTTAAGGGTTTGTGAAGGGTATATAGTACCCTACATAATAAAGATAAAGCTATGGTTAAGGTTAAATATAAGGTTAAAGGTTTTTTTATTATATTTGCGATATGGCAGAAGAAAAAAAGAAGAAAGTTGTTGGCAGACCATTCCAAGTTGGAAACGCTGTGGGTGGTCGTACAAAAGGTTCTGTTAATAAAGTAACAAAGTTTTCAAGAGAAGTGCTTACTTTGGCTTTAGCAGGTCAAGAGGAGAATATTAGAAATGCACTAGAAAAATTATCAGAAAAAAATCCTGAAGCATATATCAATGCAGTTGCTAAATTACTTAACTATGCAATTCCTAAACTTCAATCAACGGAAATAAATACAGGTGGCAATACCAAAATAGAAATCACATTAGATGATAATATGAGTGTTGATGACCTCAAAAGGCGTATGGAGGAAATGGAAGCAGAAGAAACAGACTTTGAGGAAGTAGATGAATAACGACAATAAGAAAGCCTTGTTGAAGGCAATGGAGAAAGCTATATGCGAGAAATCATTTTATGAGTTCTTTGTCAAAGCTTTTCCTATTGCAGAACCTTCCGTTCCATTATCAACAAATTTTCATCATAAATACCTTTGCGATATTCTACAAGCAGAAGCAGAAAGAATAATCAAAGGAGAAAGAAAGGGTAAGGACATAATTATTAATATTCCTTTCCGTAGCACTAAATCATTATTGGTAACGGTTATGTTTCCTGCTTGGTGTTGGGCAGTATATCCAAAGATGAGGTTTATCACAGCATCATACTCGGCAGAGATTAGCATAGAACACGCAACCAAGTCAAGAGATATAATACAAAGCGAGTGGTTTCAAAGCCATTGGTCAGAAACATTCCATATCAAAAAAGACCAAAACCTAAAAGCTAGATACGAAAACAATCATCTAGGAGTTAGGAGAGCAACATCTGTTGGTGGTTCTGTTACAGGACAGGGTGGAGATATAATTCTTGTCGATGACCCTACATCTCCAAAAAACGCTGCATCGGAAACAGAAAGAGATAACGCTAACGAGTGGTATAAATCAACACTATATTCACGACTTAATAATCCAACGACAGGAATTAGAATAATAATTATGCAGAGAGTACACGAAGATGACCTTAGTGGCTATCTTTTATACAACTCTCCTGACAAGCACGAGCATATTTGCATACCTGCCGAGCTTTCTGACGACTTAAGACCTTATGAGCTATCTAAACACTATGAAGATGGACTTTTTTGGAAAGATAGGTTTAGTCAAGAAATTTTAGATGACTACAAATCAGCACTAGGCTCTTATGGCTACGCAGGACAGCTACAACAGCGACCAACACCTGCCGATAGTGGTATGATACAGAAAAATTGGTTTAAGATTGATGATGAGAGGGTGGAGGGTGTTGTAAACTTTGTTATTGACCCTGCATATACAGCAAGTCAGAAAAATGACCCCTCAGCATTGATGGCTTACACATTTGAGGAGGGTAAATGGCAAATTAGAGAAGTACAGAATGTAAGACTTGAATTTCCTGACCTAATTAGACATATAAAAAAGTTTGTTCATAAAAACGGATATAGCAGTCAATCAAAAATATATGTAGAGCCTAAAGCAAGTGGTAAATCAATAGTTCAAACATTAGTTAGAGAAACAGGATTGAACATAAAAGATGACAAACCCCCAACAAAAGATAAGGTTGCCAGAGTGCAAGACATAAGTGCAAGTATAGAAACAGGCAGGGTGTCTTTACTCAAAGGACATTGGAACGAGGAGTTTCTGATGCAATGTCAGCAATTTCCTGCTGCAAAGCACGATGATATGGTAGATTGCCTTGTTATGGCTCTTAATAAGCACTTTTCAGGCAATAATGTGCTATATTTTGGATAAAATAGGTATAAAATAGAACTTTGACCAAAAGTTGCGAAACTTTTAGAAATAATTTAACAAAATTTGCATTATGAAAGATATAAGATGTATGAATGGCAATCACAGAAGAATTGTTAAAAGACATTTGCGTTTTTTACAGAGAAGAATGTATGTTATGACGGAACACGACAAAACAACAGAAAAATTCTCGCAGTTTAATAACATTTTGAAGCATATAGTGTCTTACTCTAATGACTTCATAGACAATGGAGATAGTGATTCAGTTGATGAGTGGCTTTATATTATACCAAACCTGTCCCTATACGCTTCTATGGGTTTCATAGCAGGTGTAAGAACAGAAAAGTTGGAAAAATATATTGACTTTGAGCTTGAGTTAAGAAATTGTCTTGATTCAACATTAGATGCAGTAGGAGAGCTTAGTGATATGGTTTCCGATATTGAAACCAAAAAACAACTAGAAAAAGATTTAGAATGTTAGTAATAGAAATAGATGGCAAGGAAAAAGAAATTCCTAGCGATTGGAAAGAAATGACACTCGAATATTATTGTGGTATTTATGAAATATTGCAAAAATATAAGAGAACTGAGGAGCAAGACAAGAATGACGAAGGTAAAGACCTAACTAAATTCTTTTTTACTCAAGAAATCAAGATGTATAACGATTTATTTTGTTATATGACAGGAATGAGTAAGGAGAATGTAAAAAAGGTAAAGACTGAGGAGATAGAAGCTGTTATTAGTTCTTTAGACAACATATTGGAGGAATACAAGCCAAAAGGTATGACCAATTTTGAATTTGAAGGAGATATATACTATTTCCCTATGAATTTCTTTAGAGAAGGTACTTTTGGCGAATATATAGAGAGTACGCAGTTGGAGATGAACACAGAGTACCTAAAGAACGGTAGATTTGATATTTTACCTGAACAGATGGCTATTTTGTGTAAATCCGTTGATGAGGAGGTTGATTTGGATAATATAGACGATAAAGCTAAGGCTTTTAAGAGATTGACAATGGACATCGTTTGGGAGTTCGCTTTTTTTTTGAACAGACAAACGAGCAACTCACTAAACGTTATCCAAACCTTTTTAGAGAAGGAAGCTCAAAAAGTGTAGCAGTAGTAAAGGCTAGTAAGATAATGAAGCCTTACGGTTGGTTAAACACTCTATACGACATAGCTTTAGACGGTATTTTTACAAATAAAGGTAAAGATGCAATACAAAGTGTAAAAGATGAGAAATTGTATAAAGTAATGACATATTTATCTTGGAAAACATCAAAAAGCGACTTTGAGATGGCAGTACAAGAAGAACAGAACAAACAAGTTAAGAAATAATGAGTTTTAATAAATTAAGAGAATTAACCAATAGATTTGAGCAAAAGTGGATAAATGGTGGGTTTATCTTTGGTTACGAGAACGAAATCAACGAAAACCACAACAACGACTATCCGTTATTGTTAGTCTTACCACCAACATCGGTACTTCCTACAACTGAGGGAGATGTTCAGGAAGAATACTCCTATGAGTGTCTAATAGTAAAACCATATCATCAGAACCACGCAGGTTCTCTTGATAGCGTGTTCACACTACTAGAGCAAGAAGCATTAGGTTGGTTACAAAGAGTTTTAGATAGTTACGCAAATAAAGAAGTAATATTAAGTCCTGACAGTATATCTGTTGAACGAGAAAAAGAATTATATAACGACAAGTTGATACAAGTCAGACTTAGTTTTACTCTTAATGCGTTTTCACACTCATTTACATTTACAGATGAATCATCTATAACAAGTTTAACCCCTTTAGTATGGCTTCGTAGCGATATGGGAGTTAAAACAACATTTAGTGGTGGTAACGAAGTTGTTAGTAAGTGGATAGACCAAAGTGGCAACGGAAATCACTTTGAACAAGCGACAGCAATAAAGATGCCAAAATTCAAGTATGAGATAACGGAAAACAACTATCCTTACCTTCTTTTTGATGGTGCTAACGATTTTATGACCTGTGTAAACGGTGGGATAAACTCAGGTAGTGGAATACCAAAAGACCATACAATAGCTTGGGTGGCTAAAGGAGATAGTCAAGAAGGCTACCTTCTAGCTAAGAACGATGGTATTGCAAATACGCAACAATTCTATATAGATATTAATGGAAGTGATTTTTGGCAAACAAACTATGAAGATGACGATGAAGATGATGCTAGTGTAAATAGTGGTAGCACACACTCGTCAAACACTTTGTCTGTTTTTGTGGCAACATTCAACAATAAGACAACTAAGATATACAAAGACACAACAGCCTTAGACAGCGAAACAGCACCTTCTTTTGACAGCTTCTCAGACTATGGCTCAAACAGAAAACTAACATTGGGTGCTTCTTCTTCATTAACTACTAGATTTTTCAAAGGCTCTATGCAGGAGATAATAATATTTGGAAGTGCCTTTGAAGATGGAAAGATAAAAGAATTAACAGACTACCTAAAACATAAATACAGTATATAATGGCAGTAACACAAATAATTATTGACCAACCAATAACAAATGCTTTAATATCTGCATACGAGCCTATAAAACTAACATCAAGGCTTCAAGGAGCAGAGTTAGCGGATTATAAAAGTGTTCAGTTTATAATAACACCTAGAAACTCTAGGACTGACGAATATGAATACGAAAATCAAACATTTATTAGGGTTCAGCCAAGTACATACATACATAATTGGGGTGCTACTGCAACAGCTAATGATGGCACATACAAATACTTTAGCTTAGATGTAAGCAGTATGTGTAGGGATTACCTCTCGTATGATTTAAGAGCTTGTACTCACGACACTACCGATAAGGTTCAAAGAGATATAACTCAGTCAATGCCCTCTTATAATATGTTTAAGGAGTTTAGTGTTCGTATGCGACCTGAGTATGTAGATTCTAGTGGTCAGCTTACCACAGATAATACTTTAGACATAACACATAATTTTTTCGTTGCTAATGTAGCTTTATCTCACGAAGAACAACACAGCTTGGTATTGTCTAATGCAATGTCAGGAATCACAGCTAGCGAAGAACAAAATGATTCTCTATCAAAAGCATTTACTTTTAGTAAAGACAACGCTAATGAAAGGGTTAGGTGTCTTACACTAAAGCCTAACTACAAGATAATAGGAACTGACGAGTGTGAATACTTGAGTGCTATTATGGACAAGGGAGATGGTACAGATTATCCTTATGCTCTGATTAGTATTTATTTGAAAAATGGAAACATTCTTACAAATGGGTTGGGTCAAACATTAAAGTTGGTTTTAAACAGCTCTGCTAGGGGAGATGGCAATTATAGTGCTTCAGGTGGTGTTTTTCATTGGGGAGGAAGCACTAGCACAAACGACTTTAATTCAAACAAGCCTGAGCTTGGTGTGTTTCAGATTGGTGTTGGAACAAGAAATATAAGAGAAGCAATAGTTGGTTGGACTAATACCACTAATGATAACCTTCCAAAATTTGGAGATTGGTCTAATGTTGAATACTATACAGTTCAGTTTTACACATCAGCAGAAACTAGAGAAATAGGTCAAATGATGTACTACTATATAGACCACAAGTCGGAAGATAAAAAATATTTTGGTCAATCTGTAAGGTTTCATTGGCAAAACAGGTTAGGTGGTATTGATAGCTACACTTTTGATGGAACAGCTACTGAGGGAATAAATGTTTCTTCAAAAACTTACGAGCAGACTATATATCCTGACTTTCAAAGTCAATTAGGACAATCAAGTTCAAGTGATAGTATTTGGCAGGGTAATCTACCTAATGTTAAGAATAATTACGGTGCTTTAGTCCCTAGAGTTGGTGGATTGACCTCAGATGAATATAGGGGGGTGTCTAAATCCGTTGTAAAAGCCTTTAGAGAGGGTCAGGCAGTATCACGACCTTATCCAAGACAAGAACAAGCTATGATGGAAGATTTACTGTCATCTCCTAATGTATGGGTAGAAAGAGGTTGGAGAGGAAAAGAGGTCTTTAGGGATAACTTCGATGACCTCACAGCTTTACAAGCTGATTGGACTACGTATTCAGGAACGTATATTTACGAGGGTGGTAATACAGACCAAATAACAACTTCAAACGGACATACAGCAGGTACAGGTGCTTATTTAAAAGGCGATAATGATATTAGTGGTGGCGACCCTGCCGATGACGTTTGGGCGATTGCTAAAGCCAAGAAGTTTCCATACGACCCAAATAAAATATATGAGGTTGAGGTAAGAATAAAAGTTCAGTATCAAGATGCTGCTGCTACAAACTATATTGGATTAGGAGGTATTGCAGCAGACGGAACGACATTAGTAAACACAAGTGGTGCAAATGCCCATAGCTCTCAGCACTACATTACGCTAAATGGCTACGACCAAGATGCTGATAACGAATGGGAGGTACACAGAGGGTATATAACAGGTAGGTTGGCAGAGGGTTCTTCAAACTCAGAGTCTTTTCAAGGGCAGTCCAACGACCCTAAAGACCCTGCTAACGCACACGCAGATGTTGAGTTTTTTGCACCACTAATACTTTTACAACATTCTTCAAAAGCAGGTAGAACTATGATTGACTATATTGTGGTTAGGGAGTATGAGAGTGATTTGCCGACAGCAGGTGGTTGGTATAGCACATTAAACAGACACTACTATGTTCCTGTAAACATAAAAGATGCTACTACTACAAGTTTTGATAGTGAGAATCAATCTACTATGACCGTAAACTATGTTGAAAGTAAAGAGAAAAGAACTATAAAATAATGGCTGAAATAAGAATAGAGTTAAGAGGTTTTGCGAAAATAGGTGCTAACAATATATTAGGCGACCTTGATATTACTTCAAGCGATGAGTTCCCTTTATCTTTAACTTATCAAAATTTTGACATTAGAGATTTTAACTCAAGAAACGGTGGCTTTAGTAAAACCTTTAAAGTTCCTGCAACAAAGAGAAACAACAAGCTACTAAACCATATTTATCAAGACGGTAATATAGATAGTAAAAATGTTAGGGGTTCTTTGCCTTCAACAATATATTCTGATAACATTCCGATAGTTTCAGGAACGCTGAAAATAACAAAAATTCTTAAAGGAAAAGACCCTTTGGAGTATGAGTGTAATTTTCTTTCAGACAATATGGATTGGGCATCTAAGATAAAAAACAAAGACCTCAAAGAGCTTACCTTTGATAATACAAGTGGTGGTGGAAACACAGGTTTTGTTTTTGAGAATATGCAAGGTCTTTCAGGTAACGCTAGAGATGCTTCAACATTTAATGCCAACTCTGACAAACCATTATTTCCTTTGCTATCTGTTGGAGAGGGTGTTAGCTCTAGGAATCAGGTAACAGATGCAGACTTTGTTCCTTGCCTTTATGTAAAAAATATTTGGGATAAGATATTTGCAGGAGAGGGGTATGTAGTTGATAGCGAGTTTTGCAATAGCGAATACTTTAAATCATTGATAGTTCCACTTAACTTTGAAAAGCAATCAGAACTTTTAAATGACAAATACGGAAAGATACAAAAAAATGATGCTTATGTAGAAGCAGCAGCGTATTCTTACAATGCAAGTAGTATTAACTCTATGCCTCATATAGGGTATAACTCCCTTACAGTAAATCGTAGGCACGGTTACTTAACAGATAATACCAATGTTGCAGCAAGATACCCTTTTAGTGGTAATTTTGCTTTAGACGACTCTCCACTACCTAGTAGCACATCAACAGGAAATGTTCAGACAGGTGGTAATACGCACTACCAATTAGGCGACCATACAATGGTGGTTATAAACGAAACAGGAACTCATACAATAAAGTTTAATATAGACTTTCGCCATTACAGAAACAGTAGCTCAGTAAGTAATTGGCAAAATGAAGAAGTCAAATACAAGCTAAGAGGAGAGCTTTGGGAGGTTGATGACGACCTTGACCAAGACATAAATTCTTTTTATCAAGCAGTAGAAGATAGCAATAACGGAAACAATACAAATACAAACATAATAAGAAGATGGGATAGTGGAACTATATCTTACACTAAAGACGGTAATCACGATTCTATTGAGAGCTTTGTCGGAGAATATACAGATGCTTCAACAGAAGTTGGTAGAAAATTTATATTTACAGTTTCCGTTAGAATGGTGGATTATGCAGCTTATAATGGTGGACACGTTAAGTTTGGTTATCAAAGTGGCACTATGGAGGTTATGGGTAATGACACTATTAATGTGGGAGAGGACTACTCTCCTGTTCAGTTCCTTTTACCAAAGGGTAAGCAGTCTGATTTTGTATCAGGAATATCTCAAATGTTTAATCTTCAATTCTCTACCGATTCTAAATCAAAGATAGTAAAGGTTGAGCCTTACGATTATTTTTATCAAGACTACACACAAGCTAGAGATTGGACTTCTAAAATAGACTACTCAAAGCCTATTGAAGATGAGTTTATAAACGACATAAAATCAGAGCTAATAGTAAAATATAAAGATGCTTCAGGAGATGCTTTTTTAGAAAGATTTAACAAGAAAAATGATACTGATTGGGGTTCTTACAGAGAGCTAAATTCCGATGGAGTTTTTACAGACGGAACATACAAGGTTGAGAATAAATACTTTTCTCCTTCTTTTAATTGGTACGAGGGGGATTATATTGACCAAGATGTTACTCATTCACTTTTAAGACGACCTTTTATTCCTGTTTATCACACAAAGTTTACAAACATAGATTCTGAACGGAGTGTAGAAAGAGCTGAGAAAGAATTTAACATAGGTGCTAGGGTATTAATAACGCTTCCTGTTTATGCAGGTGCTAATCAATATTTGAGCAGTCAGTCAGGTGTAAGAACAGGGTACTCCTACAACAATAATGGAGAAGCTGTTGCTTCTAACGCTTTTCAGTATGATTTTTGTAGAGCTAACTTTTTTCACTTGGATAGTGCTAAAAATAGTGCAGACAACAACGATACATTTGGTTCTTTTGTGCAGTTAGATGCAGGAACTTACAATGGCTCTACATTGTCGTTAGACCCTAACCTGTCTTTTAATAATATCACTTACGATTTTTCAGGTCAAGGAAGTCAAACGCATATTGGTTTATATCAGTCTTTTTACTCTAAAATGGTTGAGCAGCTAAAACAAAGACCAAGAATAAAAACAATATATCTTAATTTAAGTAATACAGATATGGCTATTCTTGACTTTACAAGACTTGTTTTTATAGATGGTAATTATTACAGGATAAACAAGATAATTGATTTTAAACCACACCTAAAGCAAAGCACAAAGGTTGAGCTTGTAGAGTATGTTGATTTGGGCAAAAAAGAGGTTAGCTCTACTTTAGTTATGAACATTTCAGATTCGTTAAATTTATAATGTCAAAAATATATAAAAAACAAAGAGAAGATTCTTTATCAAAGTATGTTTATTGTACTGTTGATGGTGCGTTGGTAAAGGTTGTTTACAAATCAGGAGAGGGTTATAATGATGGTGGAAGCACATACTCAAATTATTCTGACTTAAAAATAACAAATAGTTATAGGGTTGGAATACAAGATTCGCTTAAAGCAACATCTAAGACACAAACTGTATTTACGGAAGAAGAAGAAGTTACGACAACAACTCCACAGTCAGGAACAGTAACAACAAAGACAACAACAAAGATAAATCCTGTGTGCATATTCAATTATAACCATAAGGTTTATTCAAGTAATGGTTCTGTTTCAAAATGGGCGAGTAGTTATGATTCATTTACTTTTTCTCAATCCACATCTGCTAATATGCCTATTTTGGGAAAATATGGCAAAGGTGTTAGCAATCAATCTCCTATTTACTTTAGCATATACAAAAGCAGCTTTATGTCATTAAACTCTGCTGTTACGCTTTCAGGAGATTTTACAATGTTCCTTTATGTTGATATAGCAGGACACCCTGTAAATAAGTATATGAGATTCTTGGGTAAGTCTGATGATAACGATATGTTTTTTTCAGCAGGAGATGTTGGCGATAAAAGCTACAAGTTAAGCTTTGATTCATCAAACTCAGTTACATTTGATTCATCTACACTTTATTACTCTCCATCATCAAGTCCACTACTAATAACTGTTACAAGGTCAAAAGACCAATTAACAATAAGAGAAAATGGTGTTAGGATAGGAACACAAACTTGCCCTACGAGTGATTTTGTTTTCGACCAATTTGGAAGAACAGGAAATATAGATTTATCATTTAATGGTGGGGTATGGCACTTTTCTGCTTATGACGGTGCTTTAGACAAAAACCTAACTAAAGTACAAGATTCAATTATTAAACTAGCATCACAATCTAAATCGGTATAAATGGCGAAAGTAAGTAAATCAACAATGAGAGAAATCCTAACAGAAGTTGGTCAAGATTTGGTAGTTGCCATAAAGGGAGAGCTAGAAAGGCAAGGACACGTTAATACAGGTAGATTAAGAGATAGTATTGGATATAAGATTAGTGAGTTTGGTGGAAATATGACACTTGCAGTATTGGCAAACGAGGTTGATTACGCATCTGCAATAAACGATGGCTTCCACCCAAAATCTTTACCTAATGTATATGCAATAGAAGAATGGGTTAAACAAAGGCGTATTCAGTCTGATAATCCTAAAATATATAACTCAAAAAATCCTGACAAGGCATTAGCGTTTGCAATAGCAAAAGCAATACAAGACGAAGGTTCT